TCTTGGTCCTGATACATACCAATCAAATGCTCTTTCCATAGCAGACTCAGACATTGCGTCTTGCTCCGTGTGTGGGTCGTCGATAATAAGTAAGTCCGCCCCTCGTCCTGTGATAGAACCGCCAACACCCGCTGCAAAGTATTCCCCACCATGATTGGTCTCCCAACGTCCTTTAGCCTTACTATCTTCTCTAAGTTTAACATCTCCGAATATATTTTTATACTCTCTTTGTTCCATAAGGTTACGAACCTTTGAACCAAATCTTGATGATAGTTCAGCATTGTGTGATACCTGCATAATTTTTAAATTTGGAAACTTCCCTATCATCCAAGCAGGAAACAAATAAGATGCAAATTCTGATTTAGTATGCCTAGGAGGCATATTTATTATGAGCCTCCCTTTTTTCTTTGAAGAAATTTTTGTGAACTCAGCTGCTATGTGCTGATGGTGTCCCCATCTTTTTGGTTCAGAATCCAATCTACAGATAAAATCAGGCCAGACTTCTTTTACAAAATATATAAAATTATCCTGGCACAACTTTATGTGTTCAATCCACTTAGCTTCAACTGCTAATCTAAGCTGTTCGTTTGTTAGTAATTCTTTTTGCATTGAGTCCCCTTTTTATCTTAACCCATAATAAAAATATAGTCACTACATCTATTCGATTGAGTTTATAGCACGCATCTTGCTATAATCAGGAAACTCTAGCGTGGCGTCAATATCTTGTGCTTATCTTTGATTTTAGAACTAGATTTGGTACCTCTTTAAAGGTGGTGAAGGTGATACAGGTGGTGGAGATGCTTGTGAACTTGTAGCCCGTTAGGGCTACAAGTGTAGAACTTTACTGATTAAAGTCTTGATCTGTTTGTATTAATTCTAGTATTGGCTTTAAATTATTTACTAGCTTTTGTTTCAACTCATTCACGATAGGGTCGTTAGGGTACTGAATAATAATTTCCTCAACAGCACTTTCTAATTGTTTATACATGAATTGATAGTTAAGTGTTGAACTAACTGAATTTGTACTTGCTTGTTCAACCTCATTATTACTTTCTTTATTCTTAACTATTTCATTTACCATTTTAACTAAGTTAGACATATTAATTTAACTCCTTTTGTTGAACTTTGATTTTAATTTCTTTTGTATCCATTTCAATTAAAAACTCCTCATATAACTTAGGGTGTTTTTCTTTGAACTTAGACACATCAAATCTTTTCATTGTTCTTTTGATTAATTGAGCAAAACCCTCAATGTCATCAACTTTATTAATAATGATAAGATTTGTTTTCAAAGTTTCAAACAACTCAACATGACTAGGTTTAATTAAGTCATTTGCTTTTTTTTGTTGTTTAACTTGTTCAACAGAATAATGATAGTTCACTATGTCTTGTTGCTCTTGCTTGTTAGCTTTCTTAATAAGTCTACTGACTTTTTTTAGATTGCTCATAACTTTTTTCCTTTCATAAGTTAATTGTTATCCCATGAATATAAGAAATTAAAAAAGATAATTCAACAACTAAATTCATTAATTTAAAAATAAATATAGAACTTCATTATTTATAATTAACCCTTGACTTTGAGCAACTCGCACCAACTGGTGCTGGTGCCTGGCAGCTATCTTTAAGGTTTAGGGTACTCTGGTGGGTGTGGGCGTGGGTGTGGCGTGGGAACAATGCCCACGCCAACAACTACTTAACAGATTTTAAATCCGTTTGAATCTTCGCAGAATTTTATGAACTCCTCTACATTTTCCATAGTGAATGGATAGGAACTTCCATAAGAGTATTTAGATTGTATCCAATCCCAAGTGTCGTGATCGTCTTTGGGATAGTCAGCAGGTGCTAGGTTTTCTTTTCCTTGTTCTTTCTCAACCTTACTCGCTAACATCTTGTGGCATTTATCAACGAACTTATTATTATGTTCAGCTTCTTTCATTTCTTCTTCGGTCTTACTTATGACCTTTGAAACTGTGCCGTTTTTAATAAGTGCCTTTAATTGTTCGGCAATCTTCTTAGCTTGTTCTTCATCAACTTCGTGTCCGTTGTTGTGTTGCCAATGTTCTTTGTCTTGTTCTTCAATGACGCCTGTTTCTTCACATACGAAGTCAGCAAGTCGTCGCCACCACCAAACATTATTACGGAAGTATTCGCCGTTTGCGTTTTTGTGGTTTCCTAATGAGTATAAATCAAAACCCATATTTTCTCCTTTGTTAAGTTAGTTTCTTCTTGCTTATCAAATCCCATCAAATAATCAAGAACTTTTTTTAAACAGACAAACCTAAAGAACTCCCGGTTACGCCTGGCCAGCAGCTTACAGTCCTAGTTGTATATCCAAATAACCGAGCTTCGACGGTGTGGGCGTGGGAAACCCGTGCCTCTGACCAGCAGCCAGATCCTGGCCGTGCCAGCTCCTAATGCTCTTCATAAGCAAATGTCGAGACGAGCGTCGTGGGCGTGGGATCAATGCCCCAAGCCTGTGCAACTCCTGACCAGCATCACCAGTAGGATGATGTAGGTCCATCCTGCTACTCGTGGATAGAAAACTAGCGGGGTAAGCAGGGCAACTAACCATAGCAATGTGTTACCATCATCGTCCCCATGTGATGCCCTCCTGATCAGTCCTAAACTTAACGATATCTCGCAACTTAAGCTTCGTTAAGATCTGTGGAACGTTATCCAGGGTACCTTCTCCCTTGAGTCTAGAGCCCTTCGTGATCCGCACCCACATCTTTTCGGCAGCGCTCCTGTACTTAAACCATACGTATACGTAATCACGCATGTTAACCTGCCTTTCGAGTTGTTTGATTTTAAAGTATGTTTCTTTACCGTGATGAGGACAACTGTAGACTATATTATCCTTCTCTTCATTAGCCATTACCATGATACCACTCCGGTTACCCATAGTAGTCCGAAGACAATTGTGCAGACGCACAGCTCTGGAATTAATGTATTCATTTTTTTCTCCTTTGTTAGTTGATGTTACATAGATAAGACATCATGGGATAAATGTCAACTGCAAAAAGTAGAATCTTTCCAGCCATCAGGTTCGCTGCTTCCTGGCCAGCGGCTTAGCTTAGTTCAAGACCAACTAGGAAGGTCAGCTTTGGTAGTGGGGGCGTGGGTCGAGAAAGGAAAATGAAAATAAACCATACCCACACCCTGTAAAACCTTACCATTTCCTGACCAGCAGCGCCATCCCAGTGCCCAGCTCCTGATGGTAGTTTAGTTGAATAAACTAGCGAAGTTGGGCGTGGGGGCGTGGGGGTGGAGATCCAGCTTCACGGCAGCGTAACCTTCGTCCTGGCTGGCCCAGCTAGAGTAGTTGTAGCTTTAGCTACTAACGACGTGGGGGTGGGACGTGGGCGTGGGATCACGCATCAGGTTCCGAGCCCAGGAGAAGGATGGCCAGCTGCTTCGGTGATCAGTGTTTTAAGATTCGTGTGGCGGGAGAGGTGTATCGGGGTTCGGGATTCCAGGCTCACGGCCAGAAGTTCTATAGGCCCCCGCAAGAGGGGCCTATTCAAGATATACGCTCTACCTCCTGCTTTCAAGTATTTAACATGCCAGTTGATTTGGTACTTTGAAAGACCACAATTCTTGCTGGTGTTGGCTTTAAGCTCAAGCCAAAATACTTGCTTGTTTACTACACAATGGACATCGGGGATTCCGTTGATAGTGCTAGATTCTATGCGAGTAAAATGCCAATCTTTATTTAAATTTTTTATGTCGTTCCATAGCTTTGATTCTTTGTTTTGAGCCATAATTAAATCGGTCAAGAATCACAAATGCAGCCGTAAAAATTTCCTGTGCCATCTTTCATAACATGTACATTAAATGGTGCATCATGATAAGTTGTAAGGTGAAGTCTAAGGATATCACACAAGTCAAAACAGTTTATTGTAGACATAATTTCTATGCCTTCGGTCATTTCTTTCGTTACAGCTACTAACTGATACAAACCATCATTTAATAATATGAGATCCATTATTGTGAGAAATACCAAGCTAAAGCTATTACATCAATAAGAATTAAAATTTCTAAACCTGTCATGAAAGCTTTACTATTTTTGTAACTACGGAATTAGGTATAATAGTTGAGCCACCAATTGTTTCTATATGCCCATCATCACCGTCTCTTCCATCTTTGAGACCATAATCAGCAAATATTCTAGTAACACCTTTTTCACGTGAAACCAACCAACCTCTAGATATCATTCTACCAAGTTGTGATTTCTTAAGTTGTTCAAAAGTTTGCCAACCTGTCTCCCCTACAATATCCAACCAATGTACTTCTACAAAAGGATAGTGTTCGATCTTCTCTTTTGGGAATTTAATATTAAGATCAATATGTTTTGTTTTTTTTAAAAGTCTCTTGCTTTTCATTTTTCTCCCTTAGTTATTATGCTTACAATACCAACAGATGTTGTAAGAGTACTATTATGTACTTCGTTAAAAACTGTCAAGAAATTATTCCAATCTTTAGTTTTCAATAACTTCTTTTGGCGTGACGTCAATAATATTTTTGGCTTCGCCGATTTTTGATTCAAGCTCCTCAAGTCTCTTCTCCAATTGTTCTCTGTTCATTCCTTCGAGACCTATATGACTTATTTCTTTTCTATCTACAAAATGCCCAGCCATTTGATCTCTTCTAAATTGTGCATTTATAGCTGCCGTCATCTGGCCTTTTTGCTCAGACTTATCTCTCATTCTAGAATAATGTTTATAAGATAAAAGTTTATCTTTCTCTTCTTTTTCTAGTTCGTGAGCCATTCTTTTCTCAAAATATCGAACAATGTGTGGATTCTTGTCAGGATTTAATAACCTACTTGCTTGATCAGTAGGACCATATTTGTTAGTTGAAGTAAAACCTGCTTGTTTAGCTGCTTCAACCTTAGTGATTTCGCCATAATTAGCTACATAGATGTCAACAAACTTACGCTGTCTAGGTGTAAGCTCTGATATAGTCTTTAGTTGATTAGCTTTCTTTGGCACAAAATTACTATATACCCTTCTCTTACAAAAATAAATAGCAATAAAAAAATTCCCATAGTTTGCTCGTAAGGAGTGTAAAACTCCTAGAAATTGCTAGGAGTAAATCTAATTCTAGGAGTAAAACTAGGAGTAAATTAGTGTTGGTATATATAAATAATAGCTTAAAATTCCTAGACTCCTAGAAAAAAAGTCTTATTTTCCAAAAAAGTTTTTTTAAAAAATTATTTCTAAGCAGTGGGTATATACTGGTTCTAGGAGCGTGTACCTTAGAACAATTCTAAACTACACATTTCCCTTGCTACCTGCGACCAGTTTGATAGTGTCTAAGGGTGAATATAAATTCATTTATAGCTCTCTTGAATCAACTAAGGAGGAAAAATGACTTGACTACTCAATCATATTAAACTAATGGAGAGACTTGATTATGTTTCATAGTCAATCTTTCTAAGTTAGTTGGAAAAGGGTCAGACCGGGAGACTGTGCTGGCCCTTTTTTTATACAGCAGTTACAAGATTAGATATAAAAACAGTAGTACATAAACTAACTGCATTTCTTAAATGTTCCAAATGTTTACGGTGATATTTCTTAGATTCTACTTCTTTACAACCTCGATATTTAGTGAATTGTTCTGAGTATTTTTTCCAAGCAAAATTTTTAGGAGAGAATTGAATATCTCCTTTCATGATAGCAATTTTGTATCTTTCTTTTACATGTTCAGGTTCAAAACCTGCATAATAACAAACAGTGTGGAAGTCAGTAACATTCGACATAATCCAAGTGTGAGCTTCACATTTATATATTGATGGTTTTCTTTCCTGGCTTTTTTGACCTGCATCTTCGATTGCATTACAAAGAACACCCCTCCAAAGCTTCTCCTCTGGAGCTACATCTGTAGATAATAATTGAGCTGCGAACTCAGTGCCCATAAGTTTTAATAAGGAAAGAGAGTAAGTCACGAAAATATATTGTCCCCTCTATTTCACTTCTATCTTTTTTAGATCGTTCATAATCTAGATGTACACCATTGATAACAGAGTGTATATCCTCACCACTGTGTTTTTCTTGTTCAGGAACTTTGTGAAAAATATCTCTTGCCATTGATCTATTATAGTTATTTTTGGGCATCTTTTCCACCTTTTACAAGCTTAAATTTATAAAGCTTTGCTTTCTTTTCTATCTTTTTTTCTTTTCTAAATTGCCATACCGCTGCAATATCAGCCATAAATTGTGGATCAAAAGTATTTCTATAACCAAGTTTGTCCCCCATGTATAAGCGAAACATATTATTGCTTACTAATTTATATTCTTTGTGTGTCAGCTTATCTGCTAGCACATTTAAACTTTGAATGAGTGGATTAATGAATTGTTCTTTTTTGGCCACGAATGAATTCCTCTAATATTTTAATTAGTGTTAACACATAATCGGTTTCGATTGTGTCTGGTTCGTGTTTCGTGGTTGTTTTTCCATGTTCGAAGTGACCTGCTCCTTTACACTGTTTGCAAGTTTGCGTCTCTGAATAAGGGATAATTCTTACATATCCGTTTCCATTACAATTCTTACAAATTTTATAAGGGTCACCTAATTTTTGATTCATTTTCTTTTTATACTTCTTTTTCGGCATGAGTAAAGGGTTTTGTTCTAGGGTTTTTATTTTTAGGCCAACGACATTGAAACTTTTGCACAACTGTATTCTTCAAATCCTTCTCGTCACCAGTTACAATAATAATATCATGACCATTTTCATGAGCATGAACATGATGCGTTATGTAATTATCTACTTTAATTTCTCTCGTATTAGTCCTTAAATCATCAAGATAATTATTTAAATCAATACAATCTTTATCGGACATCATCTTTTACTCCTTATAATTTTAGCTTGTTTTCTCCAAGCCCAGGCACTAATTGAGCCTGTGACTCCCATAAGCCATATATAAAACTTTAATTTCATGAGAAGTAATCTTTTTTTTTCCCATAAAGTTTTTCTCATTTTTTTGACTCTGTGTAATCCTCTGTGTGACCATATTCTTGACCATCTCTTAAAATTTCTAACATTTTCTCACACGATAAATTTACTTGAGCTCTTAACTTTGCTATTTCTCTTTCACTAATATTTAACTTTGTTTGTATACTTTTACAAAGATCTTTTAACTTCCTTATCTCTGCATCCTTATCTATTGGTGTGATATTATTAAACGTATCAGCTAGATCTTGCATTGGAGTAAGGGCATCACATGTTGTTTTACTATCTTCTTGCATGGCCATTCCTTCCTTTAGTTTTAGTTGGTATAATATTTGTCTTTAAAATTTTCTTTTTATAAGCATCGATAGTCATACCAGTCTTTTTTGCTTGGAATTCTACATATTCATTTACTAACTTAGATATCATTGATGCAGGTGATCTAAATTTTTCGTTACAAAGTCCTTGTAACAAATCATAGTCTGGTTTTCTAACTGCAACAGATTTAAATTTATTTATATCCATGTTTCTTTAACTCCTTTTTCAATTGATCTTTGGTTTTAATACTCACCCTTGGTAAAAAGATGTAAGCTCTTTCAAAGTATGGATTGTTGTCACTAAAATCCCAACCTTTCTTTTTGCTTAATCTAGTTATAGCTGCGTATTGTTTATCTTTCCAATCTAAATCTAAAAAAGCCATACAGCCATTCCAAGAATTAGTGTTAGTTTAGGAAATATAATTGCTAGAGCAAATATTACAGCAATTAGTATTAACCAATCACTCATCTGCTCTCCAATTCGTTCATCGCTAATTGAGTACATAGATCCGTTGGTAAAGGTTTTACATATTCATCTCTGACTTTGACATGAACATTTTTTAACTTACCTGCAATTTCATCAAAAGTTTTACCCTCTGATAATGCAAGATCTATTTTTTCAACTAAACCTTTAAACATTTTTGATTTACTTTTTAACATTGTTTTTTCTCCTATCCCATCAATATAGGAACTCATACCCTAGTGTCAACTAGTATTTTCAATGCTAGTATTAATTATGAAAGAATTTTTTATGCTTGGTTTATTGTGCCTTATTAACCCTATGACTGGTCAACAAGAATGCCTTTATATCCGAGAAGAGCCAATAATTTATTATGAACATAACGTTTGTAGAGAAGAAGCAGTCAAAAAAGTCAATGAAATGGGGACTAATTTAACATCTCAAGGTATTAAAATATCTATGTTTTATATAAATTGTGTTGTTGACAAGAACAAACTAAATACTTGATTTTACACCAAATAGTTGATAAGATTATCTTATGAAGCAATATCGCTTTCAATGTTATGTAGCTGGGCTATATTTTACTAGTGTCGTAAACGCTACTGACGATGAAACAGCAATAAAAGGCTTCGTACAGAATCTGAATGATAAGCAGTATTCTGTTGAACCTGATGGATTCGGTCGTGGTATGCGTCGTTTCCATTTAACTTATGAGGAGCTAGATAATGGCACTACAGGAGTTAATATCGAAGAAGCTACAGCTGGAGTCCAAATGGGCAACGCAAGCGTTAGCACAGGGTAGGGTTACACCTGAAATGAAGTGGATCGATATTGAAATCAAAGGTCTTAAAGTTAAGATCAACGATCAAAGCGTAAAAGACGCTGAGAGACTTTTTAAAAAAACTGGTTAAAAACTAGTTTTTATATTTTTTTTCAAAAATCATTGATTTGGTTAAGGGACTTGTGCCCTCTATTATTTGGGAACGACTGTTCTTACGTTTTCTGTAAATAAATGAGTGACTTTCTCGGTGTGTTTTTTCATCTTTCCTTGCCACAACTTTTCCATAAGATTAAGCATGTTTGGATGTTCATTCCAGGTAAGATCATTTAACTTTTGAAAGAAAATTGTTTCATCTTTATTTCTGGCTTTATAAAAAAAACTGCCTTTTATTTTTGTTTTCTCAAGTATTCTAAATCTATCGCTGCCATCTGTTAATTGATCTTTTTCATTAATTACCATTGGGCACAGCAAACCATTTTTTTCTATATCCGCTGTTAATAAACCAGCATTGAAAGCTATTTTCTTTTTTACATCATCTAATTTTTTTAAAACTAATCTTTCTTTGAAGATCATATACAATGGCCAGGCGACAGTTCCTATACCTGCTATTTCATTTTTATGAAGCTTGTCCAAAGTCATCTCCTAAAGCTACATCTACTTTACTTGGTACTTTAAATTCCATACAAGTTTCCATTGTTTCCTTGATGTTCTTTATATCATCATCTGTTTTAATATCAAAACATAATTCATCATGTATTTGCACTTTTGGTAAATAACCTATTTCATTACAACTTATAATTGCTTGCTTTGTTTGATCAGCTGCGGATCCTTGTATTAATCTATTTAAAGCTTTATAAGTAAAAGCTCTTTTAATATTGTTTTTACCATATTTTGCAACGGCGTTTTCAAATGTTTCTGGTGAATGAATACCAAAATCTTTAGGTTCCCACATGTCAAATCGACACTTCCTACCTTTTTTTGTTCTAATTACACCTTCATCATTTGCTTTTTTCATACATCTATCAGATAATAACTTCACAAATGGAACTTTACGATTATACTTGGATATTAGTGCCGATGCTTCTTCTGTGGACAATCCAAGTGATATACCTAATTTATTTTTACCCATTCCATACATCAATCCTAA